CCCATTATTGAATGGAATAAAATAGCAGAAACGCAGCGGCAGAGCCTGCTTAGTGAAGCAAACACGACCATTGCTGATTGGCGTACAGAGCTTCAATTAGATGTTATAAGTGATTATGATAAGGCTGTTCTTGTTAAGTGGATGGCCTACATTAAAGCTCTTAAGGAATTAGAACTAAGCACTATCCACGACGAGTCAGGGTTAAGCTTGGTCACATGGCCCAGCAAACCATGAATTAAAAAAATTGCCGCCGTCTCAGGCGGCTAGATTTTAGCTAACTGCAATAACTGGCTTGTGGAGTTTATTTAACAATTTTTTTCTCAAATGATTACTTAGTCCAACCTCGAATAACTTATAAAAAGCCATCGAGAATAACGCAGTAAAGATTAATGCCATTAGTGTTGTTGTTACTCCCGTAAATGAACCGTGGTAATGCCGGGAGATGAGTTTCCGAGCCAGAGATAGACCATGTGGATGCATTAAATAAATAGAAAATGATATTGTGCCAATTGATGTTAAAAATTTAGGAGGATTTATTCCATATTGATATTCATAACATGAAAGCGAAAGTAAGAGGAAAAATGAAGCTGCCGCAAAATCATAATTACCGTTCCCCGGCGCATTGCCTAATCCCAAGGAAATATAGATGAAATATGTGGTCGCTAAACATATAACCACCCAGCCCCCATACTTAGAGTAATATAACCTCATGTTGATTGCAATGTAGCCGATAAACAGACCCGCCAAAAACTCTAACATCATACCATTGGTCATCAGGGCTAAATAACCGTGATAGCCATAATTAATGTTAGGTAATGGTATGCCATAATCATTAGCCAAGCGTGGTAGTGCGACGAATGAAGCTATAAACAAAGTGAGTATAATATATTTATGCTTTCGAAAAAGAAGAGCGAATCCACAGATAGCATAAAAAACGAATTCATAATTTAGGGACCAACCTACAAAAAGCCTTGGGTAGCCGAAGTAAGGAGCGGCCTGAGTAATATCAGCCGGGAGGAATGAAAAAGAGCGCAGAGTTGAAGACCATTTATCCCATGAATTTCCAGCTATGAAAAGTGTGGCTATGATGTAAGGTGGAACTATACGGCATGTTCGTTTTATAAGAAAAATCACTGAGGATTTAATTCCATTATTTTCATTTAATGTAACATAGTAAACAATAAATCCACTTATCATAAAAAATAGGTCAACACCAATTGCACCCTGAGCAAACAGCCAGTTAGTTACAGGAATGTCCGTGGCGAGATCGGTTCGAAAATGAAACATCACAACCAACATTGCTGCAAGGCCACGTAGGAATTGAATTGAATTTAACTTTTTCTGATTACTATGCATTCTGAATAAAAATCCCTTTAAGATTACTAATGTTGGGATTAATCATATCTGACAGATATTCTTAAGATTTGAGTTAGATCATTGCGACAGGTAAATATTCTCACTACGGAGGGATTATTAGCCATTCTTCCAGTCATCGAACATCTGGAATGCATCTCGCAAATTCTCACTTTACGCATGCAGATCATGAATAATTTAGCTACGCTGACACCTCATTTTAATAAGGAGGTACTATGAACCAAGGATTCGAAGCACAGGCATATGGGGCAGCATGCATGGCTATTGGGGAGGCTGTCTGGGAGCTGATAACTATCGAGAAGCCGGTAACACAGAAGGCAATAGCCAGAATGGTAGAGGAGTTGTCAGAGCGCCGACCAGACCTAGCAGAGAGCATAGCGCTGTCAGTGCTTAGGGGCACATGATAAAACAACTATGGCAGGTAGTTATAGCATCTTCACAGGCTAGTGAGATGTTCGCTATGCGCCAAAACGGACATTCATAATGCATATCACGCTGACGACACAATAATATTTGGTCATGAGAATACAGTTTTTACAAGTATCAGCTTGCAATGAAAAGCTCAGACATTGATCTCCACTATTTTTCGTTTATAGTAAATGTTGTTCTGAACTGCTCAGGATCATTTCTTAGTAATCAGACTCCGCTGCCTGCTCTAAACCTATACGTTTAGACGGTGTAAACTGGTCCTGAAGGCAAACAACAGCCGTAAAGGAGAACTTAAAAAATCATGCGTCTTACGCCACCCTGAGTCGTAACCCTCCTCTGTCGCACTGAGTAAGCTCAGTCGCGCACTCAAAAACATCCCGTCTGCGGATGTGCTTTTTCGTACCTGAAATTTTGTGCCCTCACGGGCTGACTGCATTCAAAATCTGAGAAACTACTATGCTGCTGTCCTCGACGCGTAAGGACTGGCTGGGTAACGTCCGTGGTGACGTCCTTGCCGGTATTGTTGTCGCGCTCGCGCTTATTCCTGAAGCGATCGCCTTTTCCATTATCGCTGGCGTAGATCCGCAGGTCGGACTCTATTCTGCGTTCTGTATCCCCATCGTCATGGCCTTCTTTGGTGGCCGCCCGGCGATGATTTCCTCCTCAACCGGTGCGATGGCGCTGCTGATGGTCACGCTGGTTAAGGACCACGGGCTGCAGTATCTGCTTGCCGCCTCTGTGCTGACCGGCATATTCCAGCTGATTGCCGGATACCTGAAGCTCGGGAGCCTGATGCGCTACGTGTCCCGTTCGGTGGTTACCGGCTTCGTGAACGCGCTGGCAATACTGATATTCATGGCGCAGCTGCCCGAGCTTACAAACGTTACCTGGCACGTGTATGCGCTCACGGCTGCCGGTCTCGGGATCATCTATCTCTTCCCGTACCTGAATAAAACCATTCCCTCTCCCCTGGTCTGCATCATCGTGCTGACCGCTATTTCCATGTGGCTGCACCTGGATGTGCGCACTGTGGGTGACATGGGCAAGCTGCCGGACAGTCTGCCGGTGTTCCTCATTCCGGACATTCCGCTTAACCTCGACACTCTGCTGATTATTCTGCCGTACTCGGCGGGGCTTGCCGTAGTGGGGCTGCTGGAGTCAATGATGACCGCCACCATCGTGGATGACATGACCGACACGCCGAGCGACAAGAACCGCGAGTGTAAGGCGCAGGGCATTGCCAATATCTGCACTTCGTTCATTGGCGGGATGGCGGGCTGCGCCATGATTGGCCAGTCGGTAATTAACGTGAAGTCCGGCGGGCGGGGGCGGCTTTCCACACTTACGGCGGGCGTGGTGCTGTTGTTAATGGTGGTATTCCTTCGCGACTGGGTGTCGCAGATACCAATGGCAGCACTGGTTGCTGTGATGATTATGGTTTCCATCGGTACCTTCTCATGGCGCTCGATTGCTAACCTGCGCACTCATCCGGTATCAACCAGCGTCGTGATGCTGGCGACTGTAGCCGTAGTGGTGGCAACCCACAACCTGGCATTTGGCGTATTGACCGGGGTGCTGATTGCGTCACTGAACTTTGCCACGAAGGTGGCCCGCTTTATGGCGGTCTCCTCTGAGCTCAAGGGCGATACACGCACCTATACCGTAACCGGCCAGGTCTTCTTTGCCTCGGCTGACCGGTTTACCAGCCACTTTGACTTCCGCGAGGCGCTGGAGCGCGTGGTGATCGACGTGACGCACGCCCATTTCTGGGACATTACGTCAGTCAGCGCGCTGGACCGCATCGTGATTAAGTTCCGCCGCGAGGGCACCGAAGTTGAAATCAGGGGCATGAACGACGCGACACGCACCATTGTTGACCGCTTTGGGGTGCACGACAAACCCGAAGAAGTTGAAAAGCTGATGGGCGGTCATTAATTCACAGGAGATTCATCATGAATAACACCGTTATTGCATGCGTGGACGGTTCGCCGTCAACCCGTCCGGTCTGTGAGTATGCGGCCTGGGCGGCAGGTAAACTGGACGTGCCGCTTGCGCTGATGCACGTGCTGGAAAAAAACGATCCTCCCGCTGTGTCCGACCTGACCGGCGCCATCGGTATTGACAGCCGGGAGCAGCTGACTGAAGAACTCGTGCGCGTCGAGGGCGAACGCAGCCGCCTGCTGATGGCTCAGGGAAAAACTGTGCTGGCGGACTGTGCGGCACTGCTGAAACAGTGCGGGTATCCGGACGCGCAAATGCTGCAGAAGCATGGCGCGCTGGACGAAATACTGGCAGAGCTGGGTGATATCCGACTGATGGTGCTTGGCCGCAGAGGCTCCCATAATCCTGTCGGTAGCCACCTGGAAAGCGTCATCCGGCTGCAAAAGCGGCCAGTGCTGGTCGTGCCGGAAACATTTTCACCACCATCACAGGTCATGTTTGCGTATGACGGCAGCGAGGCGAGCCGGGAAAATCTGAATCGTATGACCGTCAGCCCGCTGCTGAACGGACTGAACTGCCATCTGATCATGGTTAACGGCGAAGCGGAGACTCTAAAGGATGCGCAGGAAATTCTGCAGAGTGCCGGTATCATCACGGAAGCCCGGCTATTGAATGATAAATCCGTCACCAGTGCACTATGCCGGTATGCCGATGAGAACGATATTGACCTGACAGTGATGGGGGCTTACGGTCACTCCCGGCTGCACCGGTTCTTTATCGGCAGTCATACCGCAGAGATGTTGGCTGAGAGCCGACAGCCGCTGCTGATGCTGCGGTAAGTTATGCGGGCATGCTGATTTGAGATTAGTCAAGCGCAACGATGCCCGCCAAATAAAAACCCTCATAGCGTCAGAGGCTTTACAATTTTGTGAGTCTATCCGGCTTGATCAAAACCCCCTTTAGATAATACTGTTTATTTATACAGTATAAATAAAGGGGGGAACTTTATCATGCCACGGGATTACGAGATTAAGGATGCATTTATCAGCGCTATCAAGCGAGAGCCATCAGGTCGTTTTGTCATCACCACTCAGGATTTTGTCCACCATCTGGAGCAGGTTAACTGGCACTTCAGCCTGCGTGAGGCCAACCAGTGGATAAAGGTGCACACCTGTACATTTAAGGACATCTCAACCCAAGAGGGCGAGGCAAAGACATACGCTCAATTCAACCCGAACGGGGGTATCTAACATGGGATTCCCATCACCAGCTACTGATTACATTGAGCAGCGCCTTAACCTGAACAACATCCTGATGCCGAACCCGGCCAATATGATGCGCGTAGAAACACCAGAGGGATTCGTGCTCGTTGATCGCTCATTAGCTGCTAAGCCTGGCGACACTGTGGCGTTCCAGTTCGATGACTATCCACAACTGGGAAAACTATTAAGCTCAGGAATCATTACATCTGACGGTGTAACGATGGATGGTGAGGGATTGGAAGGAGTGATTGTGCTAGGGAAAGTTACTGCAAAAATTCTGGCTGTATATGAGCCGTGCAGGCCGGTAATTTGAGCATATCTCATCATAATATGACCCTATGTCTGCCTCTAAGTTATTGAATTTATTGAGGTGAGTTTTAGGGCTATATTATGAAAGATAACGTTATTCAATTGATTTATCTCATAAAAGCGCCTGATTTAAAATCCCTCGGCTGTAAGGCTGTGCGGGTTCAAGTCCCGCCCCGGGCACCATATCGAATTACCAATAAAATCAATGATAAGCAGTGTCGTATGACCGCCCCTCAGAGGCGGTTTT